AGTTTGATCTGGCTAATTACTTCTCTGACTTTTCTGTCAATCTTAACCATATCGAGAGTATATCTACCCTCTTTCAGATGCTCCTGCTCCCATTGAAGATCTAGTCCCTTCTTTGTTGTATAAAGGGTCTCCAGTTGTTGCATTATCGCCTCCATCTATAACCTCCTCATAGGTTATTCTGTTTACCCTTGGATCATGCATTTCTCCAAGATGTTCCCATTTTATATCATTTTTTCCCAGCTTGTCAATGATAGCGTTTTCTATGTCTATGGGACCGTCTAAGGACTCAATAATAAAATCTGCGTGTCTGTAATATGCAAATATTTGTACTCTGAATTTTTTCATGTTCTCACCATTTTGTTAAGTAAATGGGGCCGTTTTGAGGCGGCCCCATAAAGTCTTTTAGATTACGCTCCTTCAACGCCGAAGATACCTCTAAAGTCAGACACGCCATAAACGTATCTTTCTCTAGCTTTGTATCTAACGTTACCAGTATCGAAATCACCTTCCATTGAAGTTGTCAATGGAGTTCTTTCAAAGTGTTTCATACCGTTTGGAACATCCGTGATAATGTAGAATGAATCAGCGTCAGTTAAGAAGTGATTTACTCTGTATCCTTGCGGAATCATACCCATTGAGTTGATCGCATTGATATCATTATCAGCTGTTTGAGTTCTACCCTGAGACTTTAAGATTCTCTCAGCGTTGAACTGGTTCGCAGAAGGAACGATCATTTTCACTCCTTTAGCTGCGATTCTTAAACCTCTTTCATCAGTTAGAGCAGCGATGTCAATCAAAGACTGTTCTAATGAAGTTTCGTTTAAGTCAGCTTGAGTTGTAAGCGTATTCTTCACGTTTCCAGCAATTGTGCTGTGTGAAACTGAGAATAAGTTTGCTCCATCCCCTGAAGTAAATTTACCAGTTGTTACACCAGGTAAACCGTTGTTCAAAGGTGCTGCAGCTTTAACTTGCTTAGCATTGCTCATGGATCTTGCTAAAGCTTTTGTGTATCTAGAAGAAAGTCTGTCATAAAGGTTGTCCTCTATTGCTTCTTCTGTGATTGCAAAAGCTAATGCAATTGTTTCCATTGTGTAACGTGCAGTGTAAGTCTCTTGCGCTTCATCGTATGATACGCCTTGACCTTCTGCTTTTACATCAGCGTTAGCGAATCCTGATAACATGACTTCTTCTTCAAAAGCCCTGTCACTTGATTCTGTAACGTATATTTCGGCAGACTCGTTGTCATACCGATTGTACTCCAGCCCAAATAGTGCATTTAGGCCTGGTTCTAGTTCTTTAACTAGTTGTGCTCGTGATATTGCCATAATATGCTCCTATATTGTCCAATCGTTACCAGCAGTCTGTGAGTTAAGTAAGAATTGTCCAAGGTTCTGAGAAACTACGAATGAGCAGAATGCTGCTGCATTATCTTCGTTTTCAGGATCCTCAGCTGTTCTTAATAATCTCCACTGATTGTTAGTATCGTGAATGTTACCAATGTCTAAAGTATTTGAACATTGTCCAGATATCGTGCTTCCTGTTGGTACAGCAGCTGCAAAAGATACAGTTCTTCCGACGTTAGCCTGAGTTACTGCAGCAGAAGTTGCTCCTACAAAAAGTTGATATGGATTGTCAATTACAAAAGCAGTGATATCTTCACTGTTGGCTGGAGTAATAGGTTGGTCGTAGAAATTCGCAAACGTAGGCTTCTTAGTAGTAGCATCGTTATAGAATATTCCGTTCAACACACCTATTGTTGCAAATGTACGAGTACTTGATGCTTCAACAATATATCCGTTCTTCATTCGAACAGAACATCCTTGAAATAAATCATCAGTATACCCGGCATCTATAAAGTATTTGCCTTGACCCTGAGTAGCTGGTGTAGAACCAACTGTACCCGCTGCGATCAAACCAAAACCTGTTGTGTTTCTATTTGCCATAGTTATTACTCCTTATGTGCCTGCCTTCCGAAGAAAGCCTCCAGCACGGTTTATATTAAAACTATCGATAGTCTTGGGAATTACTTCTTAGTACCACCGAAAGTGTGCTTTGAATTCCTATCAATTTTGATAGGCATTCTTTTGTCTTGGTCCTTTAGAAGGTCGTTTTCAATTGACTCATCTTGTCCTTCAGTTTGTGTTCTCTGATAGGCCATTCGAGCTTCTGCGAGTTCTATCGGTATCCTTGCCAAGAGCAAGCCTCCGACTCCTATGACTCCAGCGTATTTGCCTTCGGTTACAGTTGGATAATCTGAATCTTTGTATTCATCAGCTCTCACTAATTCATACCCTTCTCTAAGTCTTCCATAAATATTTTTACTATCTTGGAAGCCTACTGATTCAGCTCTAATCCATCTATGCCTAAAGCCGTCTGGCGCTGGCGGTGCATCAAGAGATGAAGGTGGCTTGTACACTTTTGGTCTTTCAGTCTTTGACCGTGTTACAGCCGCACGTGAAGTTTTTTGTTCTGTCATATTATGCTCCTCCCGTGAGTTTTAGTTGTTTAGCATACTCTTCTAGTGGCACTCCTAATTTTTTCGCTATTGCGACTTGTGAGGAAGTGAGTCTCACTTGTTTGCGACCAGGTTTTGAGCTTCGATTAGCTGAAGCTACCGACTGAACGGCCCTGTTCGTTGCTTGATTATCAGTATTACCAAATTTGTGCGGAAAGTCAACTTTAATCCTTTTATCAATCTCTTGATAGTATTCTTGAGATTTAGGATCATAACCTTCTTTCTCCACTAAATCCTTATGAATTTCAAATGCAGTAAAAGTCATAGCTCTATCTGTTCCAAACCATGAATTTTTACTTGCCCATTCTTCAGCCATAGGATCTGCTTGTGGCATTTGTTGTGGAGTTTGTTTTGGTAAATTTCCACCATCAGAAAGTTTAACAGGTTCTTCATCCTGTTTAACATTTGATGCTCTTTGCTTAAGTTTAGCATCTTCAAAAGCTAACTCAGCAATTCTTTTATTTGCTTGTACTTGCGCAGCCGCATCCTGACTTTCGATAGCAGTCGCTAATTGTTTTTGAACTGCATCCATTTCAGATTTGATGGACTCTGCAAATTTAGTGTTATACTCAGAATCGACTTTGTTAAATCTTTCTAGATCTAATTTTCTTTTCTTTTCTAACGCATTAGCATATTCTACAGCAGCAGCTTCTCTACGTTCTGCCTCTCTCATCTTACGAGTAAGTTTAGCAATACGTGATTGAACACCTTTACTGTAGTCTTCTAGTTTTGAATCTTCTTCCTTTTTACTTGCTTCTTCTTTTACTTCTTTTGTTTCTTGTTCCGTTGTTTCTGGAGCAGTCTCAACTGCTTCCTCTTTTGTTTCTATATCTACATCGACCTCTGGTCCGGATGTATCTATGTCGACAGGTATATCACCTGGTCCTTTTCTTTTTTCCTCTTCTGGCATAGTTTCCTCCCTATGTTAAAATTTATGCAAGATATCTGTTGGATCTTGCACAGTTGCTAGTACTTCGTCATCATTAAGAAGACGAACCTCTCCACCATCAATTTCTATTCTTGAACCTGCGTAACGCGCAAAGACCACCCAGTCTCCGACCTTGCACCATGGTTCTTGAAATCTATCTTTATCTTTATAACAGTCTGGACCCATTGCTAATACGTTTCCACACTGCGATGCCACTTGTTGTTTGTCTATTGTTTCATGTGCAAACAATACACCCCCTTTAGATTTTTCATCCATTCGAAAAGGTAAAACTAACATTCGCCAACCTGTTGGTTTAGGTAGTTTTGCTTTTTCGTTTGTAACTTCTTTTTTCTTTGGTTTTTTAACTCCGACTAATTCTTTATTAGGAGTTATTATTTTTTGGTTTGATGTTGATAACTGTTCCTGTGTTTTCATTTTGCTCCTTATCTTGTTGCAGGTTAGAGATTTCCTGACGCACTGATTCCAATGCATTTATCTGTCCAATTATATACTTATATGTTTCCATATTGTCAACCCCACCGGACGTTACTGAGATTGCTAAAGCCTCTATTCTTCTAGCTATTGCTCTTTTAAGATTATTTAATACTTGTTCTGGTTCCATTATTTCTTCCTCTTTTTATCTACACCTTTTATTTTTTTCTTATTTTTTGAAGCATAAAACACAGTTTCGCCTTTTTTCTTGCCGTACTGCTTTTTCATAGACTTCATTATCTTTTTACCTTTTTTATTTAATGGCATTATCTTCTACCATCCGGTTGATAGTCTATTCTAAATGTTCCTAGTTTCCAAAATTGACTAGTGCTAGTGTTTTCTATTTTTAATGATATTTCTCTAGCTCTAGCTCGCGTATCTATTTTAGTTGAATTACTGGTAATTGTAAATGGACCTAAAGAAGAACTA